ATACATTTCTAATACAGTCAATAGTTTTTTGTGTTATTATTCCTTTCTTATTGAATTTAGATACACATTCAGATTCACATCTTTCAGTTATATGATAAACTATCTCATTTTTAGTTAGATATCTTCCTATATGTTTTTCCATAACTAACCTATGTTCCCAAATATATCCATCTCTATCAGAATTAGGATGTGATTTATATAAAATCATAAAACCTGTTTTATTATTCCCTGTTTTTCCACCTTTCCAATTAGGATGTTTTTCTAAAGTCATCCTTTCACTAATATATTTCTTATGATCTTCTGTATGTTTAGTTCCTTTTCTTCCTTTAGCTTTAATACGTATTTTGTCTTTACTATCTTGACTATGTTTTTTCCCAAACATACCGTTATTTTCACCAGATGTTAAAACTTTAATTTGTTTTATTCTTTCTTCTGATAATTTTCTTCCTCTCCAGTAACTCCCAACTCCTTCCCCACCATCTGTTAAATTAGTTAACGGTCCTAAATTTGAACTATTTCTACCTATTAGTTTTATTAAAAATTCTTCATATTGTAATGAAAGTTTTTCCTCTATATTATCTAAAATTTTTAATATCATTGGATATTCGTTATTATTTTTTATTTTTTTAATAGTATTAAATTTATGTTTATTTAATGTATTATATTCTTTCTCATTTAAATGTTCATATAATCTATTATCTTTTCCTTTACCGATATAAAAAGGTTCATAAAAAAATGTAATAAAATTACCATATGTATATTTTCCAGGTTTAAAAGGATTAAGATACACATATGTATAAAACATTTTAAATCCAACGATTAAAAAATTTAATAGTTTGTGTTTCCACCAACTTATCGAAATGATTCTTTAGATAACATTTATCTCCGATACATATATCATAATTTTCTTTTAATAGTTCTATATGTTCAAATCTTACTTGTTTTTCATCTACTACTGCTTGTTTGTGACTAGGTCTACTAACTATATCATATGATATAATTGTAAGCGGACCTTTTACTATATTTCCCTGCGAAGTTCGTTCCAATTCTGCAAGTCCTCGCATTGACGTCCCTATTGAGACTTTATCTCTAACTAAACCTAAAACTTGTTGTCCATGTATAGTTGATAAAGTCTCAAATTCACCAATTAATGAATTTCCTTGCCAATCATAATCTCTTATGATATGAGATGCTTCTTTTAAAAGTACTGTAGTTTGTCTTTGTTCATTAAATGCGTTATCTGAAGTTATTAAGGGATGATCCAATTCTCCTACGAATGATCGGCCACGTATCATTGATTCACAATCTTTTATTGCTTCATCTAAAACAGATCTTGGATATACTCTTCCATTTCTATTTTTATCATCTGCAGTTTGTATAACCATCCTAAATATGGCTTTTCCTGGAGTAAAACTTCTTACATCAGCCTCTTGTATAATAGGATGTTCTTGTAAAAAATATGCCATAATTTAGTCTCCCAAAATTTTAAATATAAAAATAAATACTTAGATTTTATTTTTGTTCCGAAAAAATTTAAATTAGAATCTTTGTTCTATTATAACCTCAAACTTCAATTCAACATTTAATTAAACAATCATTTTTTTGTTTTTGATTTTTAATTTTATTGCATGTATTTTTACATTTCATTTTTTTAAGTTTTTTGTATAGAATAGATCCTATAATAACTCCTCCAAGTGCTATAGCACCACCTTTTATCATATCTTTTCCTGAAATTTTCTTCTTAAAATCTTTATTTGATGTTAAAGATTTAATATGATAATCTATAGACATCTTTTTTATATAATCATCCATACTTTCTTTTAATATTATGTCATAATTTTTTTTCATAATATTCACAGTTACTTATTTCCGATTGTTAGAGCTATTTTAATACTGTCATTTACAAATTTAGTAAAGTTTGGATTATTATTCTCTCTAATTTCATCTTTAGCACTTTTTAAAATCTCATTTAGATCAAATTCTTGTTCTTTTTTCCACTGTGCTAAATTTTTTAATGAATCTGTGACTCCTCTTTTTCTTGCATCGGAATTTGATAGACCCTTATGACATTTATTCCATAAGTTAATTTTGTCATTATAATCTTTAATATGTGTTGCTGTCCTACAAAGTAAAATTCCGTTGCTAGGAAAATTATCACCATTAATTTTAGCCTTAGCCAAAGTATCACATAGGTTCAGTTTTTTTTCATGTTTAATATTTATAATTTCTCTTTCTTTAGAACAGCCCCTAATATGAGTATTAAGGTCTTCATCATTTTTGTTCTTAACAAACACAGATGTAAATTTAAACTCATTTAGTATCTTACTAGAACTTTCTAATAATAATTTATCGTAATTTTTCATAATATCTCCCCATTACTTATTTTTTAATTCTTCTCTAGTTTTATCTTTATCTTTAAAATAATCTCTTAAGAAAGCATATATCTCTTGTAAAAATGAATAGAATTGAATTATAATATCATCAATTTTTTCTTTAAATAAATCAAAATTTGATATTACTGTATTGAACATATCGATAGTTTTAGTTACATATGATTTAATTTTTTCTAAATTAGTATCAAGCATAGTTCCTAAATAACTATCTATAGCATTCAATCTTGAATGTATTTTCTTTAATTCATATATTCTACCAACATCAGAAGATGTCTGTGGTTTATTTGGTTCCATTGGCATTCCGCCTATACCACCCATTGCATTAGGATCATTTATTGGCATTCCAGTAGCCGGATCCATTTGTCCCATAGAATTAGGATCTTGATTCATAGGAGACATTCCAGTAGTTGGATCCATTTGTCCCATATTAGGATTATTCATTGGCATTCCACTAGTTGGATCCATTTGTCCTGCAGCTACATTAGGATCTTGTTGTGTATTTGGGTCTGGTTGAGTTGGAGTATCTTCTAAATCGGGAGCTGGTGCTATTGAAGGATCTTGACCTTGATCAGTTGGATCAGTAGGTGTCACCTCATCAGTGTTTATTGGTTCTCCAGTCTCAGGATCAGTCTCTTCTTGACCTGGTTTCTTTACAGTATCTTCTTGAACTTCTTGATCTGGATCTAATTGTTCATCGCCATCTTCTTCATCATTTTGATTAAATATGATTCTTCTCAGTTCATCGAAAGAATCATTTATATCTTCATCATTTTGATCTTGTATAAATTCCTTAGGATTATTATGATCAATATTTTTATCATCAGTCCCACTTATAACGTCAGGTGCTGTTGGGTCAGTAGGATCAGTAATTATCTGTCTTTTTTCTTCCAACCCAGACTCAAATAAATATTGTCTGAATAATATATCTGTTGTACTTTTTTTCATAATTTATAAGCTCCCACTATTTTTTAATATAAATTTTAAACTACCACAATCCCATATTCTTGAATATCCTTCTTTATATCTTAAAATCCATTCAGGAATATCTTTTGGGTCTGTATTATTTTTTCTTAAATTAAATCTATGAATTCTTTCTAATCCCTTAATATACCAATAATTTGGGGCGGTTTCTTTGTTTAATTCAAATCCTAATCTATAATATAAATTACCATCAGACCATCTACGATCTGCATAACTAAAAATAATTCTCCAAGAGTAATTTCTTTTAAAATATTCTAATAGTTTAGATGCTGCACCATTAATTATATAGTTACTATTACTACAGAATCTATTTAATTCCCAAACTTCAGGAATAGATCTAGATCCTTTTGAAATGTTTCCATGACTAAATGTCATAGTAGATATTAATTCATTATTATAAAACAATCCTAACTTTATTTTAGATGTATCTGGTCCTTGAATATGATATTTTTCTAAAAATTCATTTTTGGTTTTAGAATCTATTTCTTTTACTATACATTTTCTTGCATGAATTTTTTGTGAATTATTAACTCTAAGTATCTGTCTCAATCTATTTTTCACTATATCTTTTTTAAATATCCATTCATCTTCAAAAATATGTATTAATTTTATATTTTGTTCTTTACATTTTAGAGTTTTATTTAAATGATATTTTGAATCTTTATTATGGTTTTCATCATGCCAATATAAACCATTAAATTCTATAGCTATATTTTTAGAAGGAATATAAATATCTAATTCTTTAGGCTTTATTATAGATCTAATATTATATTCAATACTATTAGAAGGAATAATTTCTAATATAAAATTTCTTAACTCATTTTCATATGTAGAAACAATTCTTGGATTACATGAAGGGCATTTATACCCTTGTTGAATTATATTCCATATTTGTTCAAATACATTCCCACATTTTTTACATCTCCATTTATGTAAATAATGAGCATGTTTGTATTCGTCTAATAGTTCTAAATCTATATACTCTAATATTTTTATTAGTTTATATATAAATTTTTCACTCTTAATCTTCAATATTCTTTCTTTAGCTATATCACTATTTAAAAAATATTCAGAACCATATAAATCTAAATTGGTTTTCTTTCGTTTAATTTTAAATACATCTATTTTTGATGGATTATTCTCACCATATCTTCTTAATAATGTTTCTTTACTTTTTTCTTTAATACTTTCTAATGTAAATATTTTAGAGGTGCCAAATTTATCTATAAATGTTTTATCTCTCTTCAACTTTATATCATCAACTTGACTTACATTAGAAACTCCATATTTATTAATATTACTTTCAACTCGTTTATTTATAACTTCTTTATTACTTAAAAAATGTTCAACCCCATATTTTTCTAACGAAGTTTTATTCACTTTATCTTGAAACGCCTCAGATTGAGATGCAAATTCAACTCCATATTTTTCTAGATTAGTTTTCTTTCTTTTTTCTATACTTCCTTTATATGAGTTTTTTAATTTTTCTTTTACCTCTATATCATTCATCGAAATATTTAAAGATTCTTTAAGACTATTAATATGTATATTATATTTTAAAAGTCTATTCTTAACGGTTGAGTTATCTATTTTTAGTTCTTTTGCTACTTTATTAATTACTCCATATTTTTTATATAATTCTATTATTCTATTGTCGCTAATATCTCTAATCCATTTTTTTCCTTTTAAAATATAATCTAGTCCGTTAATTATCTTTTTATCATTCACATGTTCTATATTCAAATATTAAAATCCTCCCATACTTCCCGCACCAGGTATCCCACCGCCTATGCCACCCATGCTACCTATGCCACCCATCGAATTCGGATCCTCGGGTTGAGTATTTAAACTCTTATCAATCTTTTGATCAATTTCATAATTTTTTAATTCATCCCAATCAAAGCCTGTCAGATATTTTTTCTTAGCATATTCTCTAGGAATTCCAATTTCTTCTAACGAACGAATCAGGTTAACTAAATCACTAATATATTTTGCTTCTCTTTCAAATTGTAGAGACTTAGGAGGAGCAAATGCTATAATTACATGATCTAATATATCTAAAGATGTCTCTGGATCGAATAATGTATATACTTTTTCTATAAGACTATTTATTTGTTCTGTAAGATATTTTTGATGAGATATAATTGTTCTTGCAAATAATATATTCTCTTCACTTAATGTATTTTTTGCATTAATATTTTCTTCTAAATTTAAAAAGGCAGATGGAACACCTAATGAAGCTACCACAGAATCTCTTATAAATTTTAGTTCGTCAATTTTAGACCTAAGATCACCACCAGCATCTTGAAATGCAGATACATCTACAAATGCCTTGCCATCTTTTTTTGGTATATAAATATCTTCGAATGTGGTGATCATTGATGGAATAGTATCTATTGTACCAAATGAATCAAGACTTATTTTTCTTCTATTAAATGTTTCTTTTTATTCTTCGATAACCTGTCTTGCATCTCTCGGTAACCCAATCTCAACCTCAATCTTTCTTTTTTCAGTAGATCTATTTAATCTTTGAATTGCTAAAGCAGTTTCCATAGCTACTAGAACTTTAGATAAAAATATAGTCGAATCAAATATACTTTCTCCATATGGAAAATATTTAGTAGATGGTATTAAGAAGTGTTGCATTCTCTCTGGCGGAACATATCTAATTTCCATTAGGGTTCCTAAACTAGTAGTCTGTGACATTTTCCTTATTACATCTTTTAAATCTTCAATATCTGATATTTCATTTGTTTGTGGAATTTTATTTTGAAGATTTTTAAGAATATTTGAACATATGTTATTTATGGCCTGATCTTCAAGTGATGCAGCTTGAGAAATATTATATTTTGGGAATACTAGATAACCAAAACATATAGGAAATAAACTACTCTGTAACTTTACAACCCTATCAGGTTCATGAAATACTAACATTAAATCTTCTACTGCTTTATCTTCTTTTGCTTTTTTCTTTGCATCACTATTTTTAGGTTCATCTTCTGAATCGGGATTTATAGCTCCGCCTGCAAAACTACCATCTTCTCTTAAAAATCCAACATTTTCTATTTCACCTAAATATTCCTCATTTTGATATAAACTATAATCTATTCTTATTTTAAGTCGAATATCATTTCCATTTATAGTTTTTAAATCTTCTATTATAACTTCTTCTTTATTAAGATTATTAGCACCTTCTAGTATTAAAGATTTTGATAATAATGCTTTTTTAGCGTTAGATATTTCACAAAAGAAATCCCCGTATAATAACGTGTTCTTTACTATAATATGTAAATTTTTTTCTAATTTTAATTTTGTTATAGTTTCTTTTACTGACGAAACATTTGAGTCTGTTCTATTTTTATCTTGTATTAATTGTTTTGGTTTTATATCTAATGATATCTTGGTAATATCATCTGGGGCTAATATATTATCTACTAAAACTGATAGTGCTCTATAACAATAATTTATATTAGTTATAATTGATTGATATGTTTTATATCTATTTAATTTATTTGATTGACCAAATGAAACAGGGGACGCAACACCTTGTGAAAATAAACCTGGTTCAGATTTAAAACTGAGGCTACTACCAAATTGTTTAGATATTAAATTCTTAACAAGATTTATATAACTTTTACTAGTTGACTGTTGCCTAAAAGATGAAATATCTTTTATTGCTTGATCTAAAGTTTTATCAATCTCAGCAGTATCTGTATTAAGAATAGTCTTTCTTAATTTCTCAAACGAATCTCTAATTGACATTTATTAAGACTCCTTTTTTATAACTTCTTTAAATAGTGGACTTGTACTATTATCTCCACTCATCATATTATTTATAGCATGATCTCTTACTTCGTCATTTTCAAATTTACTATTAAAATATTCAACTATGTTAAATATAAGTGTTTTTTTATTTCCATATAGAAAACTAAGATCTTCTTCTAGTCTAGGACCTAAAAATTTTAGTACTAGTTTTGAAAAATCTTTAGCTGCACTTGTTATTTCATCATCGCCTGGCCTTATTGCCTCAAGAGAATATATTAATATTCTATCTTTATGAATTATATCGTAAGCCTTTTGCATATGATAATCTAAGATAACAATATAATCTTTAAAATTTTTAGTATAATCTATTGATATTTTTTTATTTAAAAATATTTTTACAGTATTAATTAAAAAGAATAATAATCCTGTGGATATTCCGATTAAAATTATTAATGTCATATTAGTTCACATCTGTAATCATATCAATTTCCTGAGCTACTTCTGGCATTTCAGAAACATCTATAGACAAAATCTTGCTAGGTTTAATGATATAATTTCCTTCACTAGTTTTTAATATTATCATTTTATTTACTTCAAAAATCTTCAAAAGTTTTTTCGTGTATGTGTCTAAATCAGTATCATCTTTATCTCTTATACATAATGTAGCATTTGAATTCTCATAAATTATTCGAATACTTTTCATTTCACATTTCTCCTGTTAATCTTTTAGAAAGGAATCAAGTAAAGATATTGACGACTCTTCCTCATATTTTTGTTCTTGTTTATTATTTGATATGATTCTTATATTTTTTGGATTGTTATTATTTACTTCTTCTATTGAAAAATCAGTAATACCTTCTAAATTAAACTTAGCTTTTAGAGATTTTAATTCTGAGTCAGTAGCATTAAATTCAAGTGGAGTTCTAGAAAGTGTTCTGTTTATTACTAGTAATTTTCCAGGTGTTCTAATTATTACTTTATATATTTTCATTTTTTCCTCTATGTAAAAAAAGACGGGTAATTTAAAATTACCCGTCTTAAAATTAAAAAGAGACCAAATGTTATATTTTTATATCATCTGAGTTCTCTTTATCACTATCTTTATCTTCTTCTTCTTCTTTATCTTCCTTAGTTTCATCCTCATCTTCCATAAAGAAACTTTCTTCTAAGTCTTCTGATGACTCTTCTGCATCTGCTGTTTTGTCATCTTCATCTTCATCTTTATCTTCTTGTTCAGTAACTTCTTCCTTTTTCTCTTCGTCTTTCTTTTTAGATTCTTCTTCATCAGAATCTTCTTCTACTTGCTCTCTGAACATATTGAACATTTCTTCAACTGTTTCAGTTTTTATATCTTTTAATGCTGTATCAACATCTAATTCTTTACCTTGACCATCTTTAGTTTCATCTGGATCTCCGGCTGGTTCAGTATCAGGTTCTTTTTGAGTTGCATCTTCCATTTGCTCGATTAACTTAGAAAGAACTAAATTTTCTGAAGTTAATTCTTTATCACCATCTTCTTTATCTTGAGCAATTGTTTTTAAAGGAGATCCATCTTCTGTAACAGGCGCTTCCTTTTTCTCTTCTTCATCTTTATCTTCTTCATCTGCTACATCTTCATCTTTCTTTTCAGATTCTTCTTCATCTTCTAGCATCATATCAAATGCTTCTTGTAGTTCCTTATCATCTTCTTTATCTTCTTCATCTTTATCTTCTTCATCTGCTACATCTTCATCTTCTTTTAAGGTACCAGCTGTTTCTTCTGCTATATCTTTAGCAATCTCACTACCTGATGGAATATCTCCACCTTGACCATCTTTAGTTTCATCTGGATCTCCGGCCGGTTCAGTATCTGGTTCTTCATTTACTGAAGATATACTATCATCTTCTGAAAAATAATATCTTTCAAGAATTGAAGCTGCATCTTTTTTTGTCTTTAGTTCACCTTCTCCATCATAACCGATAATATCATCTAGCATTGGACCATTTACATCTACTGTCTTAGGTACACTTGTATAATCACCTACTGCCTCTTTTAATAGACTGATATAAGATACTTTCTTTACCATGTTAAACTTCCTCCTAATTGTGAGTTAATATAGTATTTATAATACTAAAATTCATTTAAATTTTTAATATGTTCTTTATAAAGTTAATAAAAAATTTTGGAAACAATCTCAAAAATTATTTTAAAGACTCTATTAATCGAGGATTAGTTAGCATTGTAGATCCAATAGCTATAGTTTTACAACCACAATATTCTTCTAAATATTTATATCTTTTTAGGTGACATACTTTATATATCTCCAATTCCACCAAAGCCCATAGAATTATCTGAAAGTGCATCTGTTTTCTTCTTATTAGACATTTTGATCGCATTTCTAAATTTAAATCTTTCAAAATCAACTTGAAAATCTAATGCCAAATTTGATTTTCCGCTTCTATTTTTTGCAACTTTTCCATGTACAATCTTATCGTCAACCGGATCTTTAGTTAGTAGAAATACAAAATCTGCATGTTCTACTTTTTTAATAGATTCACCAATTTGATCCAAACTTAATTCTTGAGAATTTTGTATTCTATAAGTTTGTCTTCCTAATTGTGTGGCTGTAATTACTGACACATTATATTCAACTGCTAATGATTTTAATGAAACAGTAATATGCCCAAGTTCTAATCTATAAGCATCATATTTAATATCAGTTCTTAAAAGGTCTAAATAATCAACATATAAACCTTTAATACAACCTTTTCCATAAGTACTTATAACATCGTCTAACACAGTCATTATATCTAAAACTGAAATTGATGAGGCAGGAAAATATTTCATTATAATAGTTGCATTAGTTTTGTCTAATTCTTTTCCTATCTCTTCTTTTATTTTAATTCCACCAACTATATCTCTAAGAACTTGTGGTAAAGTTTTATTAAATAAAGATTGATATACTCTTAGAAGTGATTCTTCTATAGTATTTTCCATTGTAATATATACATATACATCTTTAATATCTTTCTTTTTATCTCTGTCTATTTTAATAACTGGAATAGTAGCAGCATTTACCATCATATTACACATCATAGTTGATTTACCAGAACCAGAACTACCACCAAAAACATATAATCTAGAAGGTTCAAATCCCCCATTTAAAACTTCATTATCAATTAATGGAAATCCTGTAGATGTAGCATTAGTTTTTTCATATTTTCTCATAATAGTGTCTAATACACTTGAAAAATCGTCTCTGGTTAAGTCTAAAGATGAAGTTGCTTCAATAGATGCACTCCTACTATTTTCCATCATATTAGAATATAAACCTTTAACTATATTTTCATAATCTAATACTAAATCGTCTATAGAATCAAATGATCCTTCTTTTATTGTTTGTAAAAAAATTCCAAGTTTATCATGGTTTTGAAAAAGACTAGTAACTTTTTTTCTAAGTCTTATTTGTTTAATATTATCCATGATAACATCATCATGAACTTTTTCTTCTCTTTTAATTTGTATAAAATCTAAAAAAGGTTTAAACTTTTCACTTAATGAAATACTATCAATTACATTTGAATCAGTTTTATCTTCTAATTTAAGTTTACATATCTTTATTAAACATTCTAATTTATTTTGAATATTAATAGGTATATCTTTTTTCTCTTTTTTTTGATAATCATTTAAGATTTCTAATATATCTCTATATAATACTTGGTCTTTTCTAACTTTTGAATGTTTATTTAATATTACAGTATAACATGAATCTAAAAATTGACCAGTTATCATTAATTTACTCCTTTTAAAAGATTATTTAATATTTCTTTATCAATTTCTTCTGCTATTATTTTTGCTAATTCTTCTTCAATATCTTTACCGTGTAACGATGTAAAATTTTTTGTTTCCAGCATTGACCATTTAAATTTTCCTTGTCTAGGTCGATTATAAATATAGTCTAACCACGAAATTTTACCAACACCCTTACAGTTAGAACAATATAATGGTACTGTTTGATTTGGATCATATGGAATCCATTTATTTAATCCGTCTCCATTACATACTGGGCATATTTCTATATCATCTTCTTCTGGTTTTCTACTATACATTTTAACTTCTCCATTAAATACACATAACTCTTTTGTCATTTAATAAGTTTGTAAACTCGTCTTTAGATAAAAATTTATCAACTATAAATTTACAATAATCTTCATCTAAATTAGTAAGTATGTCAAGAGATCTTGACATACTATATGTTTTAGTTGCTTGTTTTTTAGTGATTTTACCGTCATTTAAATTCTGAGTAGCTTGACTTAATACTTCATTAAATTGTTTAATATTTCCAGTTTTATATAAATAATAACTTCCTTCAATAAGATTTCTCATTTCTTCTTGTATTATTGAATATAAATCTAATGATTGAAGCATTAAATATACTTTTACATCTTCATGAAAAGTTCCAGATTCTTTACTATAGATTTCAAATGGTTTAGGAACTAATTTTAAATTATGTTTAATGCATGTATTATCTACTGATCTTTCGACAATATCAGTTATTTTCATATCATGTTTATATCTTAAATGCAAATTATTAGTTCTTAAATCTAATTTTTTAACTATCCCATTATCATAAATAAATAGTCGTCTTCCTATCATAAGACCTTTAAATAAACCAGAACTATCATATGTAATATTTAATTCAATACTATGACAATCTAATATATGTTTTCTAAATAGCTCATATTTTAAAACGTCTCTAAAATTTGCTCCTCCTAAAACGTGAAAGTTTAGAGTAGTTCTATTATATTTCTTTGCTTGATTTATTAATGGTATTAAAGGTAGGACATATATTAAACATGGGATTTGTGCATCAGATGCTGCATTAGCCACTATTCCCCCAGTACCATAATGTTTAAAATCATTAAACATATTATCTTTATGTAATATATCACTAAATATCCTCCATAGTTCTGGAGTTCTAAAATGATGTATATAAACTATTTTATCCTTTACATGTTGTGGAAGATTTCTTGCAGTATTATATGACCTTAAGTTAAAGTCATAAACATCATGAAAATCATGAAAGATTGAACAGTTTGGACCGGGAGGAACATCTAATATAAAAGCTCTATCATATACTTCATATTGCTCAACTAAAAATTTATAATATAAATCAAATAAAGTATTTGTTTCTTTCCTATTTAAAACGCCAACAGAGATTTGAAAACCTCCACTATCAATATAGAAATGACTATCATTGAATAAACCCATCTGTCTACATTTTCTATATAGGTTTCCTTCTTGCTCTATATATTTATGGTATTTCTTTTTTCCTTTAAAATTTTGACCGAAGCTATGGAGGAAACCACCACATGTATCTTTAAAAAAATTTGATATATTATCTCTAGTAAATTGATTATCAAATCTTCCTTTTTTCTCTAACAAAAAATTATCTAAAATTGTTGTTAATGATTCAAAACCAGCAACTATATAGTTCGATCTCATTCTTTTACCCTTTCAAAATTCATATTTTATATTTATAATTTGTTCCTTATATGATTTTATGGTTCTTTTTCAATAGTAAATTTTATATCTATAACTTCTATTGGCTGTGGTTTTATCCTCACTTCTATATTAAAAATATTTGGATCAATACCATTGGTTAACTATTACTTCATAATCTTTTATTCTATTTCTTTCTCTAATAGATTCTAATAGTCTCTTTATACTAGCTCCTAAATTTTGTGGTGGATCATTTAAATTATATGATATATATTTGGATATTACATGCTTCATATAATTAATCATTAATTTAGAATTTAACTTAGTTAAAGGGGTATTAATATTTTGGTTTCTAACTACTTTTTCTACCCAGTCTATTTTTCCAGTTCCATAACATCTAAAACAAAATGAAGTAGAGGTCTGTCCTTTACAATTTGGGCAGACCTCATAGCCTTCTTCTATATTAACCATTATTTAATTCCTTAATAGTCTTATATATAATATAAAACATTATATTTTCCTCATAGTTCTCATTTTAACAAAATCCTCTTGATATCCATAAATATGTGCCCCAGCCGAATATGCGTATATAGGACCATTTTTTAGTCCTACTTCATTAGCAATAATTTGTTTTAATAACTCTATTCCTCCAAGATTGGTTGGAAATCCTGCCCATAAATCCCATGACCTAAAATATGATGTTACAGATAAAGCAAGATCATTCAAATTTCCATTAATAGGAATTGCTTTAAAATCTAATAATCTTAAACATGGTGGATCTAATTTTCCATCATTTCCAATACATGTATCAAAATCTGTTGGAGATCCTATTTCTAATATTGCTTGATTAGTAAGTGGAGTTTTTTTCAATAAGTTTAAAACTCTTTCGTATTGATTTCCTCCTTTTGGCATTGGGAAATGTATTCTGCTTCCGTAAGTATATGTTTCGTTTTCTTCTAATTCAGAACTCATGAGATATTTAACCATATACTTTTCAATAGTTTCTATGTCAGTTGGAGCTAAATTTTCCATACCTACAGGCATTATAGGTATTATATCAATAGATGGATTTGAAATATAAACTGATATTCCAGAATATTGTAACCTAAATTGTTCCTTCTCGAATGATCCCTGTTGGATATTCTGAATATATGAATTATCAAAAATATTATAAATTAATTGGAACCATGCATCTGATATTGTAGAAGTAAATAAATAAAACGGTTTCATTTGATAGCTTCTCCTATTTACTAAAGGTGATTATACTTCTATTTTAATTTCACTCAATGGTTTATTACATTTTACACAGATCATATCAGGAACTGGTATTAAACCTTCCTGTCCATCATCACTAATAAGTCTAGAAACTTTCTTTAAAACAAATGCACTATTCCAATGAATAGAACCACATTCACATATTACAGGTGGAAGAATATTTGGATCAATATTTACTTTATTTGTTTTCTTATTCCCACTTTTAAAATCTAATATATCTCCCATTAATCAGTCTCCTTTAATTTATCTGTTTTTACCATTCCTATTTTCCATCATCATATAAAATTGAATAAATTTCTGGTAGCATATAACATTTATATGTTTTTCCATCTACTATAAATGCCTGGCCACCATGTTTTGCTGCCAGAATAACATCGCCCTCTTTAATAGTTGTAACTTTATCTCCAACTGATATTACTGTTCCATATGTCTGAGGTTCTTTCTCAGCAGTATCTGGAATATATAGTCCGCTAACAGTTCTTTCATCTTTCTTCATTACTTCAACAACTACCTTATCCTCAATCGCTTTTATTTTCTTCAATTTTACTTTCCTCCAGAATTGTTATTAGAATGAACATAATACTTCTTATCCTCTTCTTGTTTTCTCTTTAATTCAGCTTCTCGTCTTTTTCTATTCTTTTTAGCACTTGGTTTTTCATAAGCAACTCTTCTTCTTACTTCTTGAATGATTCCATCTTTAGATACTTTCTTTTTAAATCTTCTTAACAAAGATTCAAAATTTTCACCTTCTCTAGATCTAACTATAATACCAAACTCAAATGTGCCTTCTTTTTCTCTACTTGTGTTATATCTTGCTTTTCTAATCATTACTTAAATCTCACCACTCTTTCTATTTTTAAATTATAACTCAGACCTTTTAATCAAATCCTCTATACTAAATCTTGAATTTGTAATTAGATATCGTAATTTTCTAATTTCTGCTGCTAATGGTACTAACTGTTCATCATCTTTCATAGATTCAGAAATTCCTGAATCTATATGATCATTTAAAATTGGTTTAAGTTTTACATTTAAACCAGTTATAGCCTCTGCTAACATAATTAATTCATCACTTGCTATTCTTAGTTCTATTGTTGTTTGTGAAGACTTGACTTCACATTTTGTTTCTGCTATGTTTCTCATTTTTCTCCTTATATAAACGAATATATTATATGTTCCCTACTTGAAAAATTAAAATGATATTCTTCTGCCATATCAAATACAAAACTAGAATTCTTCATTAGTCTTACCTTCTGGTATAATGTCTCCTATCTAATCAATAATGTTATTAAAAACTAATCTAAAATAATTTGTAAATATATAACCATCTCTTACTTGAAGTATAATATATATTTTATAATCTATTGGTAATTTTTTAGAACCTAAATATTGATATACTTTATCATGTATTACTTTTAATTCACCATCCATATTATATGATCCTTCTATTTCCATTGAATGACCACAAGAAGTAGTAGTATTTATCCCATTATCTCTTAAGATTTTAACTATTTCTCTTACTGGTTCTTCTATATTTCTTCATACCAATTATTCATATTAAATAAATGAGTAGATTATATGCTCTCTACTTGAAAAATTAAATTTATATTCTTCACATTTATCAAAAACCTTTCCTGAATTTTTTATTAAATCTTCTTTGGATGTTCCTTCAGGCATTAAATAAATTTTATTATTAATATTTAATGTATCCAACCAATGAAGATAATCATTTATTAAATCATTATCTTCATATACAATTTTAAAATATACATTTGGATAATCCTTTAATAAATTAGATGTTTCTTTTTCTTTTTTTAACTCTTTTATGGTAAATATTTTTGGAGAATACATATAATTTATATTTTTACTTCTTCCTACTTTTAAAATTAATTCAATTAATCTATAACCATTAGATTCAACATTTGCAAGCGGATATTTAAGTGTAGTAAGCATAGCATATGTCTGATCAAAATTAGTTGAGAAAGTTGGTTCTCCACCTGTAATCATTAATGACGTATTTTCTTCATCTAAAACTTTTTGTAATTGTTTAATACTATATTCAGATTCTTCTGATATTCTCATTTTTACCATTGTGTCACACCAAATACATTGTTTCTGACATTTTTTGAACCTACATAATGTCGTTCTTACCCCAACATCTTTTCCCTCTCCTTGCCATGTACTTCTTATACATTCTATAAGATTTATATTACTCATCATTTTCTCCATTCTTTATAAATTCAATGATCTTTTCTTTTATATTATTCACATTATTAAATTCATGTTCCAAATAATAAGACTACTATAATTATATTTTTTAAAATATTCAATTCTTTCTTTTTCATGTTCTTCATTAGTAGTTAAATCATTATAGTATTTTTTTCTATATTCTTTTCCATGCCAATAATCCCCAAATAACTCAATAATTAATTTATTATCTTTATCAATAAAATCTGGATTTTTTCTTCCTATAAATTTCTTAAAATCTCCTACATATTCGAATCTATTATTACATATTTCATTTAAAATATCTTTAAGATAAATTTCTAATTTATTTGGTTTAATATTATTAGATTCTATTAACTTATTTCTAAATTTTTCAGTATGATAAATACTATTCTCATCGGTCCAATTTTTTATATTAGATAATCGATTTTTTTGTTTACTTTCTTCTGTTTGCTTCTTTCCAAACATTGCATTGTTAGATCCGGATTGTGAAATTTTATTTTTATTACTATTTTTACTTTTTATATTTTTACAAGATTGTAAATATAAAGAACAACAATAAGAACCATTTTTAAATTTATATTTAGAAATTTCTCCACAACCATATTCACATAAAAATTTTTTCTGTTTCAATATTCTTCTTAACTTCCATTTTATTATTACTTTGTATATTTAATCTAATAATTCTCTTTTTTAAATTAACTTCTTTTATTTTTAATTTTGTATTGTCAGATCTTTTAGAATTAATGTGATATTTAATTAATTTATTTTTTTGATTATCACATTTTCTAAAATGAGAACTACAACAAACTTTTCCATTTTTAAATGTATAAATTCCTTCTTTACTACATCCATAACTACATAACATAGTATTATTTCCTTCCAACATAAATATAATCATTCCACCATCCAGTGCTTGGAACTTTAATTCGTCTGTTAATCCTATCTATACATATTTGACATATCTCCTCCATATTTTTAATATGTTCCATTTATAAAAATTAGGTACTAAAAATCTTTAGATATCATAATAAATTTTTCTTTAAATTTCTCTATATTTACTTTATAACCTTTAATCTCTTTAATATCATGTATCTCTCCATTTTGTTTGTCAATAAAAAATACCACAATTATCAAAATCATCTGTAATATTTTCTTTCATATAACCAGGTATTTTATTCAAATCAACACGAATATTACTCATTCTAATCTCCTCCTTCTAAAAAGTTAATACTTCTTGTTTCTTCTTAACTTCCATTATAGGTTCTAATAATAAATTATATCTATCAATCCATGAAAATTGTAACATTTTTTTTCTATCTGGTATAAAATAACTAGGTAACTTCACTTCTTCATCAGGTAAAACAATAATATGTAATGATTTACCTTTTGCTGTAAACTCTTTATGATATCTTTCTATAACTTCTTTCGGTGCTTTATCAAAATCAATACCTGCTAACTTAAATAAATATCCCCTCGAGCCTACTCTAAAAATATCATATATTAAATTATTCCAATTTTGCATTCCAATTACTCCTTGAGGAATCTTTTTATAATCTTCTTCATCTTTAGTAAATGACACTGGTCTCGCTACTGTTTTATCTCCACTTAATATTTTACCAACAAATTCTTTTTCTTTATTTATAACATAATCATTTATATGTTTAATTGATATTTTTTCAGATTTTAAAATTATATCAAGTAACTCTGATAAGCACGTTTTCGTATAAGAAGGAAAATCTGACCTTCTGGTTTCAATCCCTTTTGATTCTATTTCATCAGTTGCTTTCTTTTCTTGTTCTATAACTCGTAGAGAATATCTTTTCTTTGCTAAAAATAATCCTCTACTTATAACAAGTTCGTTTTTCAAAGCTAGCTTATTTCTTTTTATATCCACATTTTTAGAAATAACTATTCTTGGTATAATTTCTTTATTTAGATATTCTTCAATATTTTCATTCCATAAAGTAACATCTTTTATTATATCTTCTCTACTTTTCTTTTTATCTATAACATCATTATATGTAATAAATAAAGAATCAGTATCACCAGTTATAACAAATGGAGTTTTTCTAGTTAGATCTCCATACATTTCGTTAACATTTAATTTAGGAACTAATTCAAGTTTTCCAGTCTTAATTTTATTTACATAATTATTTCCTTCTAAAATTGCAGTCTTTATTGCTTCTTGCCCGCTTAGAGTAACAGATCTTCCACAATCTCTATCAAAAAATCTAAAGCTTGAATTACCCAAAACTCCATATAAAGCGTTAGCTAGAATCTTATAAGCCTCTTGTTTAGTTTTATATAAAAATCTATTAAATTCGTCTTTTGCTTGCTTTGCATCAAACATTTTACTCTTATATACTTTTCTTGATGAAAGCAGTACTTCAAGAATTTCACTAAAATATGATAACTCTTTTTCATGATTCTTAAAAATACAACCACTCATTACACATATAGATTTTTCATCTTTTATCTTTTGTATTAATTCTTCTCTTTTAACCATTACTTCTTTTCTCGAAAAAGTTGGATCTAATACTACTGGAATCATATCAGGAAGAGAAGATGGATCATAATTTAAATAATAAGCATGATTAGTTTCTTTTAACTTTGCAATAAATGTATTGATCCCAATATTATATGTTAAAATAATACTTGGATACAGAGAAGAAAAATCAAAATCAACAATCCAATCATTTATTCCAGTAATAGGTTCTTTAACAAATGCTCCTTCAAATTCAGTACTAGTTCCATGCTCTGAATTTTTTGATGCTAGTCCTTTTTCTTTAAGATAGGATATACATAGAGCATCTATTCTTCCAAACGGAGAAGCTGACCCTCTAAATGTATTTTTACTAATAATTTTTAACTCATTTAGGAATCCTATATGTTGTTTTTCTTTTTCAATTTCAACAAGAATATCAACGTCTCTTATGTTATATTCTATAGCTGAATTAATATCTCTTTCATATTTATAAGCAAATGATTCTCCTTCATCTAATTTCTTTTTATCTTTTAGTTCAATTTGTGCGATAGTACCTAATCTATAATTTTCTCTTTTAGTTAAAATAAACTCTTTATAAAGTTTTAATTGGTCAAGTACAGTATATCCAGTAATACTTGCATACTCAGTTTCAAAGTCAACAAAAGCATCTCCAAATTTAGATAATGATGCTTGAGGAATACCTAGCTTTTTTAATCTATTAAAAATATATGGCAAATCAAATTTTATAAAATTCCAGCCTGTAACGATATCTGGATCTAGATCTTTTAAATCTTTAACAAATTCAGACATCAAACTTTTTTCGTTTTTATAAATTTTAATATCTGAATTTTTACTTGGACTTATTTTTTGGGTTGAATTTTTTATTATTGAACTATGTTCTAAAGCATATGTTTTAAATTTTCCGTGATAACAATATGAAAGAATAACTATTGGATAATCAGCATCAACAGGTTCGGGGAATTTATCTACTGAGTAAACTTCAATATCTAAAAACATTACATTTAAATCTATAATTTTTGCTTCTTCTTTTTTCAAAAGAAAATAATCAATAGCTCGCTTTACACTAAGTTTAATATCACCCTCATAAGTAATAGTAGGATCAAGCTTTAATTTATGTTTATATGGGATCTTAATTAAGTTTAAGTCATCAAATTTTACATTCTTCTTTGCTTCAATTTCCTTTGGAGATTGGTAGCAATAATAATCATCATTTTCTTTATGATATACTTTTTTATTATCTTTGTCTCTAAAAATATAAAGTATTTCATTAGTCTTATTTATAAATTGTACATCTACTAATCTGTAATCAGAGGTATAATATTTATCAGGAATTTTATAATACCATACTCCTTTTTGATGGTTTTCTATAACGTCATTTTTACTTTCAGTTTCACTTACGCTTCCTAAAAATTCTCCTACTTTTCTTAGATCTTCTGCAAATTTTTCTTCAAAACTTCTATTTCTATTTACAAAACTAGGATGAATAGTAAGAAGTATATCAAAATCTTTCCACTTAAAAAAATTGCCTCGTATATTAGTTATTCCTGATTTTGCTAATCCAAATGCAGACATCGGACTTGTTCCTAATAAAACAATTAATTTTGGTTTACATGTTTCAATAATATTAAAGCAATTTACTTTACATCTCTCAATTGTTTCTTCATCTGGATTTCCAGTAGTACCATCTGGAAGAATAGTCTGACATAGAACAGTATTAGTTAATAAATAATTTAATTTATTTAAACCATATTTATTAAAATAAGTTCTGAATGTTTGTCCTGCTCTTCCTATAAGTGGTACTCCCTTTTCAATTTCTTGTTTGCCAGGATTTTCTGCAATTATAATTAAATCAACTTTCGTTATATCGTCTTCACAGTTAGTCTCTAAAATACAGCTTGATTGGTCCAACAATATACATTTTGAACAATCTGCTAATGAACTTTTTATACTAAACAATTTTTCCTCCATATCTGTGAATTATTATAGTTTTATACCATTCTTTATGCCATTCTCTATCAAAATTTGCTCTACAGTTACATGAGTTACATAAAGTTATTAAGTTACTTTTATTACAATTTTTCTTATTATAATCTATATGATGTACATGTAATTTTTTTGTTTTATCATTACAATATGGATTTAAACATCTATTATTATCTCTATTTCTGATATATTCTTTGAACGAATAGTCTGTCCATATGTAACAATATTCTTTATTATCACCTGTCCAATTTGGGTGATTTGATCCAGTAATTTTAATTCCATTATCTATATAAGCACAAATTCTACACCGGTTTCCATATTGGAATCCACCCCACAACATTTTTATCTTATGATTATTTGGGCATAATAAATTTAATTTATTTTGATATGAATTTTTATACTCTTTATCTAATAATTTATATCCAAATTTTTCTATATATTCTTTAACTTCTTTAAAAGTTTTTCTTCTTTTTCCACCACATTCAGGACACCTATATCCTTGTTGCATTGTTGTCCATTTAGTTTTGTAGGTATGACCTTTGTCACATATAATTGTTAATTTAGTATATGAATTTTTATATTCATTATCTAAACAAATATAACCAAAATTGGAAATATATTGTTTAATAAACTTTATATCTTTTTTAGATGTTCCGCTTACTTTTCCATTACAAATATAACATCTACTACCTTGTTTAAAATTGTAAAAATTTGTAATATATGTATGGTTTTGTTTACATTTAAACTCAAGATTTTTACTTCCATCTATATAAAAATCAGATGTGCATTTATATCCGAATTGTTTAACATATTTTTTAACATATTCTATATTATATTTAAAAGACAAATAATTATTACCTCCATATAAATTTATATTTTGTTCTTTTTAAAAAATTTAATATCTTATTAATATTAGTAAGGTTAAATCTCTATATATATTAATTTTAAAATAATAAAATTTTTATTAAACAAACTTAAAAAAGAGGAGGTTAATTTAATAATTGATTCTTTTTCAATAATAAAAATATCGGAATTAAATCTTCTAAATTGCTCAGGGGGAAAAAAAGAATGGATGAGAGTTTGATTAAAGCAGCAACAAAAATTCTGGGATTAGATCCCACCATCACCTTCAACTCCATGGAAATTATTTTAGCATATGAAGGTAGTCCAAGAAAGGAAGAGCACAAGGAAGCAAGATTTCTCCTTTTAGAAAATTTTGTCGAAAGACAGTTAATAAGGGGAAATAAAGAATTTTATCATATCGATACTCCGTACTCAAATCCTTGCCCCGATTGTAGAAGTATTGATCGAAAAATCATTCTCGAATATAATTCCATTTCAACACCGTGTACAAAATGCGAAGGAAGTGGTATTAAAACTGAGATATGTTGGAAATGCAAGGATAGAAATGGAAAAGACGTAAATGGCAAACCTTGCAAAACGTGCGGCGGTAAGGGAAAATACCAATTTAAAGCATCTACGAAAAGGAAACTTCCAATACCTTGTCCAGATTGTTCGAAATATAAACAATGTCCGAAGTGTGAAGGGAAGAGAACTGTATTAGGAGTAAAATGCGATCAGTGTTTCGGTCATAGTAAAGTTCCCGAAGGTCCTCTCGGTCTCGGCCATATAAAAGTAATGGTACCTACCGGAAAAATTAAGGACTCATATAAATGTCCTTCTTGTTACGGAACCGGAAGGGAATTTAAAAAAGAGGAGAAGAAAAATTTAAATGCGGTTGCTTCTCCTGTGATCGATCCTGTTATAGGTGAAAAACTTATAACTACACTCGAAGAGATGGAAACTAAAAATACTACTTCAGATGAAGTTCCTATAGCTAAAGTTTAAATATTTTAGATCGAATAAAACAGGACTAATATTATCTCAAACCTTCCTTTGAGCTCTCCTTTTGAGTCCTAGATTATTTCGATCTACTCAGGTAGGATATTCTTTTATCCTACCTTTTTTATTGTTTATATGTTTACTACTTTAAAATTAAGATCTAAATATTTTTTTAGAGAAATACTTTCATTTTTACTTGAGTTCTTTCGTTCTGTTTTTTTCTTTATTTTGATTTTCTCTTTAGATGGTTTATCTATACCCATACTACTATAGATAATATCTTTATTATCAGAATTATCTACTATCTCACTTAATAAAGATATATCATCTCCTTTTAAAAATGGTAACTTACTTCTTAATTTATCATATAGTTGAGATTTTCTTTTTGGATATCCTATAAAATGGATTGTATTTTTTTGTACTTTAAAATCATGGACACACTTCTTTATAAAATAAAATAGTTCTTCTCTATCTATATATCTTAAATTAAAATTATTTAAATAATTATCAAGATAATGATTTAACTTAGCATTCCTAACTAATATACCCATTAGATAATTTACAGTTATTGGAGAATTATATTTTAATAATGTTTCTTTATCTGGAATTGAAGATTTTAAATCTCCATCAAAAAACCATTTGGAAAATGTGCGGTAAGGCATTTTTATTAAAATTCCTTTCTTATTATATATTAATATTAAATAAAATCTAAGGGAGGTTTTTTCTATGGGAATAAGAGAAACACAGATTTTTGGTTTGCCAGAAAATGCAGTAAAATTTCTTTCAGAAAACTGCATATATATTCCTGACCAACTTTGCCCCATTGTAATAAAAAACTAACTGAAATACACAAAAGTGAAGTTAGTGAGGATTGTTCAAATTTAGGTATGTTTGAAGACGGTCCGATTCTTAGAAAATACTTTCTAAAAGATGGACGAATAGTAAAAGAAAAAATATAATCTTCAAACTGGTCTTCTGGTCCCTGTATATTCCTTATGCTAGTTGAAGATATAACAGAAAAGGAATTATTTAAATGGGGTCAGGGAGATGTTGATGCAGCTTAACTGGAGAAATCCAGTTTTTTATTCTAACATTTTTTTTACTATATTTTCATAAAATTTATCTATTTGTTCCTGACATAATATTTTAGGTACTATAAGTTTTCCTTCTAATACTTTTCTAACTTTATCTATGGCTTCATCTATACTTGAATATAAATACTCATCTGATAATAATTCTGGATACGAAAAGTTTCTTGGAGACAAAGGAACACAATTATTATAAACTGCATCTAAAACCTGATAACCAAAAGTTTCAGCTGAGCTACTTATAAATAAACATTTAGATTTAGACAAAAATTTATAATATTGTTCCCAACTATCAAATGAGTTTCTAACTATTTTAGTATTAAATTCATTCTCAATAATTGATTCTAAATTAGAATCAACCTTTTGTGGAGAAGGTCTAGATACACTTATTATATCAAATAATTTTAGTTCATTATATCTTTCATATAAATGTTCTGGTAACGCAGTTACTACTGTATTTTCCCATCCTAAAAATTCTTTATGGTATTGTGTTGCTACAAATATTTTCTTGAATAACTTTGAATGTCCGGTTTCTACTTCCCATTTAGATTCTCTAAGTGGTTCAAAATAATCATATGCATTTTTAGAAGTAGCATGGCAAATAGCATAACAACGAGAAGGTCTCTTATGATATAATATATTTGAAAATAGTCCTGGAAAAGAAATATCTCCATGAAATAAAATATCATTTTTCATTAATTTTAAGTCTAAAAACTCTTTTATTTGATTAATCTCAAATTCTATAGATTCATTTATTGGAGAGAACATTTCTAAATCTCCTCTTAAATTATTATTAATAGTTGTAAAAAACTTATTTCCAAGAATAATAACTTCAAAATGTTTTGATAATTGTTTTGGTATTTCTGTAAAAAACCACTCAGAATATCTTAAATGTGTTGGGTATTGAGGAGCATATATTATTCTATTCATTAATATCCTTTCCAATTCTTTTCTTAAATTACTAGCAATTTTTAATTTATTAATTAACTCATCTAAACTATCAAATGATCATCTATCAGTTTTTAACACGAAGAATAGCCCGCCTCCAGCATCATCTAAAATAATATCTAATTGTTGATATCCATTTTTTGTAGTTACACAATTATCATCATCTTGGGTAAATGATATTTTAGATTCAGACGTTAATAAATTCATTTTATCTCCAAGTTTTTTGGATTTCATCCTAAATCCTCCCCACAATTATCACAATGCATATCTGGTTCTAACCCGCTTACATTATACCATATAACACTAGAATGCCCTTTAATTCTACAAAAGAAATTTTTAAATCCTGAACAATCTTTTAGAAGATATTTCCACCATTCAATATAAAACCATCTAATTAACAACCACATTGTCTTTCATCCTTTTTATTTTATTTAAACTATTATCATAATATTCTCTACATATTATTTCATGATATTTAAATAAACCTAATATAAAATTCTTTTTACAATGAGGACATTGTTGACATCTACATTTACAATTCTTAATATTAGAATTATAATTATGACAACTACATTCACATTGTCCTGGAGCCCCTATCATTTTCCAACCCCTTTTTTATTCCAATTATACCACCCGATAATATTAATAATAGATAATATAATACATTGTCCTAAAAGAAAATAATAATCTTTTTGAATTGCGAAAATACTCCAACATAATTGTCCGATCATTCCTACATAATATCCTTTTATATTGGGAACAGATATTAAATATACAGCATAAATTGACACTATTGCTGCTGATAATTCCCAATAATTAATTTCCATTAAGTACCAACCTTTTCATTGGTCTCTTCCCAAACAAACTCACCCTCTTCACCAACTGGAAAATGTTTTTTACAATGTGAACAAAAAGTAGCTCCATAAAATTCAGGATTTCTTGCATAAGTTTCAGCAATTGAAATATTCATTGTAGTATTACCATTACAACCACTTTCAAGTTGTTCTTTAGTCCAAAATCTACCAGTTATTGATGATTCATTTTCTGGATATTTTTCAAAAAATATATATCCATATTGTTTATATCTTTCTAATTCTTCTATAGTTAATTCTCTTGTTGGATTTTTAGGTCTAGTTCCTACATGTTTATATGTTTGTCTTAATGGTCGAACAAATCCTTTAGACCTTTCTGATTCGCAAAGAATCCAATAATCTTTGTACATTCCGGTTTTCTCATCTATTTCATCAGGTGCCCCATTCTCTAAATTTTTTGGTTCTTTACCAGATAATGTACATTTCTTCTCTTCTTCATTCATACTTCATATCCTTTCTATCTATATAACCATTTAATACATTCCTCACAATCTGGATTATAAATATTTAATTTTTTATGATATCGATTATGATTACCTATGATACTTCCTAATTTTCCACCTTCAGAACTTTTCTTCTTTTTTTCTGGCCTATTTGCTACATCTTTTTGAATTTGTATCATCATTTCTCTTTTTAATGGATTCTTCCAAAAATTTATTTTTACCTCAGATAATAACTTTTTATTTATTGGATTATTCCAAAATTCTTTTTTTGATTTAGATATTTTTTCACATACTTCATTAATTTTTGTAGGATTATTAACTTTCATTTTTTTAGAAAATTTTTCTTTTCGATTACCAGATTTATTCCAAGCTTCTATACAAGATTTAGATCTTCTACTATTTACTTCAGGATTATTTTGAATTATTTTTTGAATCTTTCTAATTTTATCTTTAATTTCATTATCTAAAATAAAATTTCCATTTCCACCTTTGGTGATATTATAACCTATATTGGATTCTCTAGAATTAAAATATTTTATCCAATATATTTCTTCTTTATTTAATAATTTTTCATCATAAAAATAAAACTCAATAATTATTTCTTTTTTAAAATTTTCTTTTCCATGTTTCTTAATTGCTTTATTTAAAAAAGTTCCAGAACCATAATAATTTGGATTATTATATATTGATTTTCCAATATAAATTTTTCCATTTATTAAATTAGTAATTTTATATATGATCATTTAAAATCCATTTGTATTTCTTTTCTTCACTCATAATTGTTCTCCTATCTAGTATAAGGTTCAACAATTTCTATTACTTTCCTAACCTTATTTAAATCAAATTCTGAATCATTATAATTTCTTACCTTTGTTTCCATATCTATCCATATAGGATTATCATCTACAATCGTTGATAATTTATCTAATCGATCCTTAATATTTTCAGGACCTAGACCACCTGCATATCCACAATATAAATTTGGTATTTGTTTTGGCCATAAATCAGGAAGAATTCCAGCACCATGTGATAAATCATATAGAGTAGATACTTTTGTACAAGATGATAAAGCGATATTAAGTACTTTTGAATTTACATTATCGAATTGAATTATTATATCTTTATTCCACCACTTCAATACATCTATAAATTTATCATTAACATTAGGTTTTTGCCCGTGAGTATTTAGTTGTATTCTATTAAATTTATTTTTAAATACCCAAAGAGGATGACATGTCATCATCCCATCTAGAATATCATTTACCCAACAGCCACATATATGCATTGATAAATTCATAGAATAATTAAAGGTTATATTTGCTAATTTTAACATCCAATCATTACTTGGAAATCTAAAGTTCCCTCCTTGGCTTCTAGATACTAATATTCCCCATTCCACAAATGGATATTCAATTGATAAGTCTAGTAAATCATAAGGGTCAGTACTATCATCTGCTCCAGTAAATGTTACTTTATTTATATTCATTATTCTCCTTCTATTTAAAAATCCATTTACATTTTCCTTCAAATATTACATACTTCTTTTCATATTCCCATAGAAATTTTTGAGATGGATAAATTTTATTTAACAAATCTTCTTTTCCTTTAGGATCATAAACTTCTTTAATATATGGAGCAGTCATATTAGTAGTATAAAAAATTACATTATGTCCTTTTCTAGCTAATTGTTCTCCAATAAATCCCTGAGATCTATGAGCAGGGTGAGATTCAAAATATGGGTCAGGAACTAAAAATATATTATCAAAAGATAGCAATTGATTAGGAATATTTCTTAAAAACATTTGGGCTTTAATTTGAACAAAATCTTTCAGTTTTAGTGCTTCTTCTTGTCTCTCTTTAGATGCATCTTCAGTATATAATATAATTGGATTTTTAGTTATTAAATATTCATACGCCCCAATTATTTCATCATCCATATGTGGAGCAATTATTACATAATCTGACATTTATTCTCCTTTCAAATTAAACTTTTTTATTAATGGTTTAGATATGTGGTAAAGTATTTATAATAAAGTATAATTCGTTTCTACAATTGTTATGAACCATGAAATCACCATATAAGCTGCTACACCACGACTTATCCCAGTATGCACAAACAGCAACTCCTTCTACACAATTTTCCTTTTTACTATTATAATGATTAACTAATCTCTCACTCATATAACCGCAAAAATCTCTAAATGACTGTAGATCATTTTTTATCAAATCTGCTTCTTTTGCTTCTTTTATAATAATATTAACTAATTGATCTAAATCTGATAATGATATATCAATAATTAGACCTATATACAATGGCCATCCCATTGCTTGATATTTTCTTACTAATAATGGTGAATAATTTTTATTCAATAATCTAGTATTAACATTTGAGTCATTTACATCACTCGATTTCATTACTTTCTTTTCTTCTGACATTATATTCTCCTTAAAGTTTTATTAAATTTTTAATTTGTTCCTTTATTTGAAATTAAGTTCTATAATATCTTCTATTATTTATTATAGTTTTATACCATTTAGTATGCCATTCTCTATCCTCATTTGCTTTAGAATTACATGAGTTGCATATTGTTATTAAATTAGATGGATCACAATTTTTTTTATTATAATCAATATGATGTATATGTAATTTTTTAGATTTCTTAGAACAATATGGATTAATACATAAATTTTTATCTCTATCTTTTATATAATGTTTTAAATCATTAGTAAATTCAAAACAATAAGGCTCTCTACATATACCACCTTTCCACCAATGATGTTTTTCTAAACTTCTTTTCTTTCCTGCTTCTTTGTCTGAACATTTTTTACATCTATAACCTTGTAGTATAAATCCATCCATCCTCATCTTAATTTCATGACCATTTGGACATATTAGACTTAACATATCAAAAATATTTTTATAATCAGTAGATAAACATATATATCCTTCTTTTTTACAGATATTTTTTATAAATTCTATAGAATATTTTTTTCTAGCTTTATTTGAACATATTGTACATCTTTGTTTCATATTTTTAAAAGCATCAGCCCTTTTAAAAAACTCATGATTTTTACTACATTTTAATTTTATCTTACTATGTAATTTTTTATATTCAGACTCTAATGTAAGTAATTCATATCCTTCATTATTTATTATTTTTTTCAAATCTGAATATGAAATCATTTATATTATCCATTTTTTCTCTATTTCTTTAATTGCTTGAATAATATTTTTAAACATCACAATTGAATGATATTTGATCCAGTGTGAACTTCTAATCTTATTTTTAGTAGTAATTAAATATACAGGAATATTGTTTTCATATGCATATATTATCTCCATCATTGTGCCAGGAGTGGATTTTTCAACATAAGCAACTACAATATCACACTGTTTTATTAACTTTTTATCATTCTCTACTATAAAGGTAGTTCCACTTTTTTGGTCTACTTCTGATAACGGGTCTCTAATTATAATATTATCTGACAAATTTAAGTTTTTTACTGCTAGTTTAAAGTTAGACCTATATTTAGTTTCATATATACTTCCAGCTAAATATACTAGTATCTTTTCTTTTTTAATTAATTTATTTTTAGTAGGAACTCTATCATCTAATTCTCTTTTAGTATCACAATAATTAAGTAAAGTAAAGCAACCCCATGCAGCGTGTGCAAGATGGGTTAAACCACTTTCAGAATCTACTTCTTCCCCTTCCCAAAAAGCATTAAGATGTCTTTGAATAGCTCCATATATTCTTCCCCATTTAAGGCCTTTTCTCCAATTATTATCTTCATATTTTTTAGCACCAAATGTATAAATGTCTACTAGTTGTCTTAAAGAGTCAGCTGGTACTAAATCATACCTTCGTTTTTCATCATCAAATTTTACACCTTCCTTTATTTTATCTTCACTCATTTTCTTTATTCTCCTTTATAATAACCATATAGTCTTGCAAGTTTATTCAATTCTTCTTTTTCTTCTATTAAATAAAATTCTGTAATGTGAGGAATATATGGAGCATAAATAAACGGATTCTTTTTTTGAAGTATATTTTCTACCCAATCTAGATAACCAGTTCCTAAACATTTATTACAAGATATTTTTTTATTTCTAATTATTGGCCTAATACTTTCTGGGGCATCTATAGTTCCGATGCCATGACATTTATTACATACATATTCACTTTCATTATCTATCTTCTTCATTTAGTCTTTTTACCTTTTAGAAAAAATATTGTTTTACTTGGAGACGTCATTGGTTGGACACTAACTATATTATTCGTTATAGATTTTGGATAAAAAGTTTTAGTTTTGAATATTTCAAATATATTATTCTTTTTACCAACTATTCTTTCAGTCCAAGTTAGAGTTCCAGTTCCACAACATGTAAAACATATATCAAATGGTGTATTTCCATCCCATATTTTTTAGTACCATTACAACTTGGGCATATATAATTACCATCTTCACAATTAATATTATCAATCATTAGAGTTTCCTTCTTTAAATTATTCTAGGATTTTATATAACAAACTTCTAGGATAAATTACCAAAAACCTCTATTTCTAATTGGAGTAGAAAATAAAGTTATATGTTTCTTTCTACCCATTAAAATTTCAGTCCATGTAAGTTTACCAGTACCCGAACATTTGAGGCAAATTTTTAATATATTTGATTCACTTTCAATTTCTAATCCACCTGTACCATTACATTCATTACAGTTAATTAAACCTTCGTCATTACATTCTATATTCTCTAACATTTATTTTACTCTCTTTAACGATATATTTAGTTACTTCATCATAATATTCTAATTTAGTACAAACTATCTCATCTATTCCTGAATTTATTATTTCTGTAAAACAGTCTTTGCAAGATATTGGGCAGTTCATATACATAATTGCTCCCTTTACTGCTATTCCATGTCTTGCCGCATTAACTATTGCATTTCTTTCGGCATGTCCAGCGACACATAAATCTAAACCTTGACCTGACTTATAACCCAATACATATCTAGGACAAGTTTCTTGTAATATAGTTTCCATAGCTTGTGTAATGTTATCTTTTTTAGGGTCTTTACCAGACTTCTCTTTTAATTTTGAGATATAATATTCATCTAACTTATACCTTTCAGAACAAGATGGAATACCTCGAGCTGGCCCATTATAACCAGTAGAAATAATTGACTTGTCAAAAACTATTACAGACCCTAATTTTCTTGAAAGACATTTACTATTAGTTGCTATAGTATTACATAGATCAAAAAAATATTTATCCCAGTTCATTATTATTTTCCCTTTCTATTCTTTTTATAATATTATATACATTTTCCCACCCATTGGCAATTTTATACTTTATATCATTTATATTTTCATTCCATGGTTGTCTTAATAAAATCTTATGCCCATTAAAATTTTCTAAATTAAATTCATAATCATCAATTAAAACATTACCTCTTAGTAACCATTTATTTTTTAAACAAACTACTTTTCTACTTCCTATAAAACTAAAATATTTATCTATCCATAAATGTTTTTCTATTAAAGGATACATATAAATAGGAGATGATGTAGCAAAAAATACATCATGACCGTCATCTACTATCTTTTTTAAATATTCTTGAGATCCTGGGTAAACTGTTGCATCTAAGAAGAAGTTTTCTTTATGAATAATATCTTCTATTTTAGAACCACATTCTGGTTTAACAAAGTTTTTTAAATCCCATCCAGTTATACAAGATGATGTTAAATTATCATTCCATTCTTTATTATATTGAGTTAACCAGTTATCAATAATATTAGCAACTACTCCATCCATATCACAAAAGATTATCATTATGCGTTTCCTACTTGTCCATCCTCATAAAATTGAATTCCATTATCTTCATCTTTTATTAAAGTATATTTCTTTTCTCCAAATTCTGTATCTATTGTAACATTATATTGTTGATTTTCAGTCATTAAATTTAATAAAAGTTCAGTATAAATTATATTTACTAATTTATCATCCATTATAAATTTCCATATCCGCTAAAAATTTCTTTTTCATTGTTTACTCCAAATATATTTTTTAATGTCTCTAAAATTAATTCTTTAGTCATTCCTAACAATGGAGCTCTTACTATAATCTCATATGAAAATGCTATTTTAAATAACTCATTTATTTTAACAATATACTCTTGATAACAGTCTGGAAATAAATGTTCTCTATCTGAATAATCACAACCTATCCATATTTCATTAATACCTTTAAACTCAGCCAAAGATGCAGCGATTGTAAGGAAAATAGAATTTCTACCTGGAACATTCATGTCATGAACTCCATTATATATTCCTTTTTCTCCTGTTCCTGTAAGTCCACTATTAACTGGAATGTTAACTGGGATTTCAAAATATTGAATTTTCTTATCATTTAATTGTTTCTTTGCATGTTCTAGTTCTTGAATATGTAATTGTCCATAATTAATTAATAAACATAATGGTTCTTTATTATTTTTTAGAGCTAATTCTAACATTAATCTACTATCTGCTCCACCTGAAAATAACATTATAAGATCATATTCTTCTTTTCTTATTTCATTATTTGTATTCATTTTTCCTCCAAAATAGGTTAAAATTTAAGTATTTGTTCCTATTTTTTAAATAAGATTCTCAAAAAAATACTATTTTATATGGTATATAATTATTCTTTATATATATTAATTAGTAGATAATAAAGTGTTGCCTAAAGATGCCGGTTTTAGACGATATTTAGGCAGTAGCTGGAAGCAGGTAATTTGGCATAAGCAACCAAAAAACCTTTCTTTGGATTGGATTCACATAAGAATTTAGCCTCTAGCATAGCTATCGTCGTCTGTAAGTAGTCTTGACATGGCGCTACTAAAAGATTACGGCAAGGGTACAAATCCAGATATCTCCAGAATCTGGTATAGTATAGTGGAGAGCCATGTCTCCCCTACTCCTTCAATGAGCTAAGATCGATGAGGTCTTTTAAAATAATCGAAAAGTCCTCTTGCCAGTCAGCATCGATTATGCTCTATGTATATTACATCATGATAAAAAGACTGGTTTCGTCAGACCTTTATAATCACCTATAAGCCTGATGAAGTAGGTGCTTCAACCTCCCATATAGTAAGAATTAAAGCCCGATGGTGATATCGGGTATAATTATAAGTTGTGAAGGGATATTATATATCCCATAAATATATATAGAAGGAGGAAGCACATGGAAGGAAAATTAAAAAAGTATGGTGATGAATCTTCTCATGAAGTACAGAAGAAGGGCAAGAATTGCATGACAGAATGCGGTTTAGAACAAGCCGAATTTTGCAAGGATCATTTTATCAACTGCGAAGAAATCGAAACTCATAAGCCCGACGCGAACAAAAGCGTCTAGCCGTCTCTGGTTATAAGTTGTGAAGGGATATTATATATCCCATAAATATATATCCCCACGGGGAAAGGAGGAAGCACATGGAAGGAAAGACATCAGAAATGTTGGTTTCAGAAGGTAGCGAAATTTTCAGCCTGAAGGAACTCCTCGCCAGGAGATTCGAGCTTACACAACAGAAAGCGAAGTTGAGTGCAGAGCTCGAGCAGAATTCCGTCGAGATGAGCTACGTGAACCGGTATATGAAGATGGTGGAACCGCAGGGAAGCAAATTCGCTTCACCGAAGGCGAAGATCGCAATCGGCGTGGGCATCGGCATCGCT